TATGAGCTGCGCCTGACCATTGTTGTGAAAATGTAAGCTGTTTAGTGCTTACATCGATGAAACGACATCCTAGAAAAATACCAATAGGTGTACAAGCACTTGTGCCTGTATCTTTCTGGATGGTAGTGGTGGAGCCACCGTCATTTAACTTGACGATATCTCCATAACATATCCTTGTGGACTCAGATGATAGGATAGGATACTGACGAAAACCACCAGTGTATTCGCCACCCAATGTTCCCATAGGTCTTAATCCAAAAGGAGAAGATACGCTAGACATTTGTCTACCTCCATTAAGTTGTTCGAGTGCTTCGCTCTGGTCTTAGAACTGGCATTCGAGGGTCATTGTTACGCAAGTAAGAATTATCCACAGATTCCATTTGCCTTTGAGCCATTTCCTTGTGGGCTTGCTTACGAGCTTCTATCGTTTCGGTAGCTATACTACAAAGTAGCATACCACCAACCTCAACATTGTCTTTCCATCGTGAATCGATGTCAGACATAACGTGTAACTCAGGATGGTCTTTGGCTAAAACAGGAGTCCAACCCTCTCGAAACTTTGCAGATACATTAGGGGTATCTGGTTGACCCATGATCGCTGTTCGTATCCAACGAAACTTCACCCCTTCACGAGGTGTAGGTGTTGGCAACAATGTAGGTCTTACCCATGATTTCTTGCGAAATTCCATTTCTCTTGTTTCGGTGTCTCTTGGTTGTCTGTCAGCCATTTCCTTGATCCTTCATTAGTTGCGCTGCATATTGCTCTTTTGTGAGTCCCAAACGATTAGCGAGGTTCACTTGGGTTGAGGTCAGTCGCACAGTGCGTGGTTTTTTTGCACTCCGTTTAGTGGGGGCAACCACGATGCCAGTTTGACTTTGTTGCGTTTCCTCATCTTCATTAACATCGTCAAACTTGTCTGGAAAAACTTTTCGCATTTCCCTATCTATCTCTTTATAATACTCTTCGCTGTCTCCGACAACACCTTTTTTCACCAACTCCTCATGAACACCAAAAGCATACGATGTCATTCGGCTGTCTTTATTGAACCATGTGTTGTCACTTGCCCAGTCCAAAGCTCTCTGACTCACCTGTGGTTTCTGGGGTTGCTGAGGTATTGGTGTCTCTTGTTTTTTAGGTTGTTGTGGCTTTGGTGGTACATAGCTATCAACACGTTGTTTTTCACTTTGTATCCTTGCCAACTCAGAGGATGCCTCAACTAGCTTGTCTGGATCACCTGATTCGTAAGCCTCTTTATAATCCTTTTTAGCCTTTTCTAGCTCTGCATCTACCCTACCTTTAGCCTGATTTATTAAAACGCTTTCACCATCAGACAGGCTTTTACGCAGTTCATCGTTTTCTTTTTGAAGTTTTTTAGCATAGTTTAATGCTTCTTCTTGTAGACGAGATGCTTCTTCTTTGGCTCTACGTTCTTCGTGATAGTCGTATTTCAAAGACTTTATACGCTTCTGCACCTTCTCACTATAGTTTTTGGCTTCATCGTCATCATCCTCAACCTTAGTAGTTGCAGCTTCATTTCTCTTTGAAACCCTGTCTTCTTCAGGTCTATCGTCAACAATCTCCACCTCAAAAGGTGCATCGTCTTTTTTAGGTGTCTGAATTGGCTTTTCACTGCCAAAGTCTAAATCCTGTTGAACTTCTTGCTCTTCTACTATTTTTTCTGCTGTATCACTCATATTCTTTTGTATCCTCTTGGGTCATCAACTACGGCTTCAACAGTGTCATCGTTGATTAACCTAAATTCTTCATTATGAATTTTAAATCGAGTGCCAGAGTAAGATCGGAATATTACAAAGTCACCCTCTTTACACCACGCTCCATTAGGAAACTTTTTTTCATCCTTATAAGCGTCATCTCCCATTTTTACAACGAAACCTATGATTGATGCTATACCTTCGGCATCTCGTAAAGAATCAGGCATATAGACACCACCTTCGGTTTTCTCATCTACTTTTACTGGGGATATTAGAAGTTTGTAGCCCTTTGGTTTGGGCATTTGAGAAGCTGTTTTATCAACGTCTTCTTTTTTTGCAGTTGAATACATTTTTACCTCATGCAGTGATTTAGGCTCACAGTTGCCTTGCGTTTAAATACGTTTAAGTTATTTAATCCTCAATGGCTTTTTTTTGCAAGTCTAAAATTTCTTGCTCTATTTTTACCAATCCTCTGTATTCACCGACCATTGAGGTGTATTCATCGAAGGTTTTTGCCCCTCCCATGCATAAATGTTCCTGTATTTGGGTCTTTTGATCACTGATTCGTTTTAAAATCAGCCCATAATCGTCATTCATCAGAGGCTAAATCCCTTGCAAGGTTCAATCCTATGTCTACACCGTCTTTTATAGCCTTTTTCTCGGCTTTATCAGCCTCTGTAGCTACCTGAATGCCTAGTTTAGCACCTTGTATCTTCTCATTTGACTTGGTTTTCTGCACATCGGACTGCAATTTGGCAATATCAAGCTGTTTCTTGTGTTCAAACTCAGCTTCTTTCAAGGCTAACTCTCTTTGCTGTATAATTGTTAGTGGGTCTTGCTGTTTTTTCATTGCTTCAGCCTGAGCCATCTCTGCCTGACCCTTTTTCAGCACCTTAGCTGCAGCTTCTGCTGTTAATTTTGACAATTCTTCCTCTACATCCTCTGGTAAAGGCTTTTCTTCGTCTGGCATTTCCACACCTAACTGCTTTTCTATCTCTTTTCTATACTGAAATGCAACGTGTTCCGTGATGTGAGCTGCCAAGGCATTCTGGATAGCAGACGCAAAGGGCGATTGACCAATGATTTGCTGTATCTTTGGATCTTGAGCAGCAGCAGTATGTACAGCAATGTGCGCTTCATGGTCTTGGTACTTGAACGCCTTGACAGGTTCTTGCTTCATGATCGCCATGTTTTCTGTTACTGGATCATTCGGCTTTATATCGTCAGGTAGTTTGATAATATCTGATGCATCTTTTATTCCTAACACCTCTAGCATCTGTCGATGTAGCTTTCCCATATCGTATAGCTGTGGTGCTTGTTGGGCTAATTGTAGGGCTGCCTGATATTGTGTTACTCGTTGTGCCATTGTGGAGGCATTCGGATCAGATACTGGTATTACATCCACTCTTCCATCAAAATCTTCTGTTCTTGAGAAGTCACCTTCCATTTCATAGGCATACTCTGGAGGCATGAAGTCATGGATACACTTAGCTAATATACGAAGTTCTTTTTTCAAAGAGGCGTGTAGTCGTGCTTGCACCCCAGACATCACTTTCATAGATCGCTCTAACAAGGCTAGTGTTGTACCAACAGGAGCCTGTGGGTTCATGTTCCCCACTTGCACATCAGCTACCGACCCAATTCGTCTTCCCTCTTCCACAATATTTCCCAACAACTGGTATAATACTGAGGATGGTTCTTTATAAGGTATAAACGTAATGGAATCTCGTATCGCACCACCAGGCACATCGACATCCCTGAACTCACCAGGCATGAGAGGCGAATCATCCCCTTTAATCCTAAGACCACGAGCTTTAAGACCAGCAGGTAAATTCGATAGCGTACCTGCATCAATAAGCTGACGAAGGATGGACGTTGCCGATTTAGCCAATCCACCAATAAGATGAATAAGTCCTGTACCATAAAAGCCAAGGCTAGGAAGATATCTATAATGAATAAAATGCTGTCGCTTAGTTTTCTTAGGATCGGTTTCATACCAGTTCTTTCTAATCGATAATATGGCTCGTGATGACTTATCTATCGTAATGACATAAGGTCTTGCTAATCCATCGCTATCCTGAAATGGCTCTGGCATATCAATGTCAACGTGCATCTCAAGTATAGTGTATCTCTCATCGTCTTCGTAAACATTTTCAGCACCATCCATCTCATCATACTTTTCCTGTATTTCAGAATCATCTTGCTCTGGGTCTGATAGCTCAACCTCACGATAGAAACCATTCACCATAAGCTCTTTGATTTCATTCTCTGTCTTTTTCATGATGTGGGTGTACCGTGGACAAGACATAAGATCACTTGCACCATAAGAGACTACAAAGTCTTCAGCAGGTACAAACATTGAGCATGGTCTTTCCATGATAGGATCATAATACACCTTCTTGAAAGCAGAGCCTGCTAAAGGCAAACGAAACAGCATTTGCTCCATTTCATCACGATACTCCGTCATGTCTTCTGTCAGAAGATAATTCATCTCATGTTCAACACGTTGTGACTGTGCTGTTTTTTCTTTTGTGTTTTTTCCAACAATCTTTGTGCGTACAGGTCCTGATGCAGGGAATATCTCTCCCATTGCCTGTGCCTGAAAACGAACAACAGCTTCTGTTAGTAGTGGGTGAAATACACCTGACGCTCCTTGCCACGGCTGAGATCGCTCTTCAATCTTCATGCCCAACAAGTCAAGACCTTTGATGTAGGATCGTGACCATTCGTTTCGTGATGTTCTATCGCTCTCAAAGTCATCAATAAGATCAGAAGCCATCTTCTCCAAATCACCGTCTTCCAGAAACTCGGCTATGTTTGAGTTGTGATCAGCACCAACTAAATCCTCAGTGACATCACCTTCAAAGTCAACGATGACACCACCATCCTCTGTTTCTATAGATACAGCATCTGGATTTACCACTTCTACTTTTAACTCTTGTTCAGAGGGGTTTTCCTCTATATCAACCTCGAAAGGCTCTAATCGTTTATCAACTACCATATTAAATTATCTTTGTTGGTTTTAATCTATCTCGTGCAATTATACCACCACCACGCATTTTAACCACACCACCTTTCTTTAACTCGAAAGGACTTTTTCTCATTTTTTCTGCACCTCTTTTACCCATGCCAAACTGAGAAGCTATGTTACCACCACCAACTCTGGCTCTTCTAGCACTCTTTTCTTTTTTCATATTTTCTTGCATCATCTTTGAAAGTTTTTTTATTGAAGGGTAAAGCACTGCACCACTGGCTCCTAAACCTGCTACTGTGCCTATAAGGGTTTCTTTTTCCTTGGAAGTCATACCATTCTTTTTTTTATTTTTTTCTGACATCAATAATACTCCACTGGTCTTCTGTATTTTGGTTCGTCATCCCAGTCATCGCTTTCTGCTCGAACCCATCCACCTTGGCGAAATCTTAACAGAGCCTGTGTGGTACTGTCAACTAAGTCATCATGATCGCCAGATGGGAAAGAGGCACATTCCTCTATAACCTCATCTGCCCACCGTGTGGGTGGATACCAGACAGTGCCACTCGAAAACAAATCCGTCACGGCATTTACTCTGGCAATCTTATCGTTACCTCTTGTTGGTGTGAACTCCGTGACAGGTATACCCATAGCACGAAGTTCAAACACCAAAGGCGCACCTGATGCCTTTGCCTCAATAATCATCTGATCTGGCTCCCACTCCATGTATTTGTCATAGGCTGCTCGTTTTAATTCTGGGAACTCCAGTTTTGCCTTGAACGAATCAAGCAATATCAAGTGTGTCTTTTCTATCCCTGTGGTGTCGTCAGGATGATAAAAAACACCCCAAGTGGTACACGCACTGTAGTCACTACGTTCTGTTTTCAGAAACGCTGTATCCCACGACTGGATTATCGCCTCACAGGGGGGTGGGTTATTGCTATCCCACAATCGCCACCATTCTCGTTTTATTAACGCTCCCTCTTCGGATGTAGGGTTTTGCTGATACTGAGCGTTCCATTTGGCAACTGGCAATTCAGCTTTTAGACTTTCAAGCTCCTCTAACTTCCAGAACTCTCCCCACAGTGCCTTTCCTGACGGCATAATCGCAGGCAACTCAATAACTTCCCAATCGTCAATCCCTGACTTGTTTTCCATACTTCGGAGTATCTGACCTGTTAAGTCTCTCTTTGCCCAACGTGTCATCACCAAGATAATCGCACCACCAGGCTGTAGTCTTTGTCTCGGACCTGACGTATACCACTCGTAAACCTTGTCATACACCTCTGGGTTATACTGCCCCAACTGTGCCTCCTGTTCCGAGTGAGGATCATCAATCACCAAAACATCAGCACCCTTACCAGTTACAGCACCACCAACACCAATCGCAAAGTAATCGCCACCCTTATTCGTACTCCATCTTCCTGCAGCCTTACTATCAGCCGATAAGGTAATACCTTTGAATATCTTTTGATAATCTGGTGACTGTATCAGGTTTCGCACCTTCCTACCAAAACCCACGGCTAACTCAGCCGTATGTGCCGTCTGAATAATCTTTTTATCTGGGTATTGCCCAAGAAACCACGCAGGAAACAAATAAGAGGCAAACTCTGACTTGGTGTGGCGTGGGGGCATATTAATGATCAATCTCTTTAATTCCCCTCGTGCCACCTTCTCAAATGCCTCAGCCATAATCTTGTGATGCGACCCACCAATAAATGCCGACCACATCATATGCACAAAAGGTAGGAAACCCTCCTTGGCACTCTCCCTGCCCTTGGCTTCTTCATACTTCTCCAGTAATTGCAACATCTCCCTCTTTTGATCAACAGGGAGTAAATCAATCTTATCCTTAAATTGGGATAGCTCCATTACTGCTTCTTTCTGTTTTTCTTTGCTGATACCACACGAAGGTTTCTTTTCATATTATTTTTTGGATTGCCATCCTTGTGATCAATGTGTGTTCCGTCACCCTTCCGTACCCTGCCCTGCCGTATAGCCTCCCTACGGTTCTTATTCCTTAAGGCTCTTTCCTGCTTCATTTTCTTTGAGGCGTGATACTTCCTATACACAGACAAAACTTTTTCCTTTACAGATATGGTTAACCATATATCATGGTATACCACATACCATGATTAACCAAACATATTATTCCATAATATGTTTTATGGTATACCATATAAAACATGACAGGAGTTTATCGTGGTAATTGAACCATTCTTAATGTGGAACCTTTTAATCACCTTAGTGATTGCACCACTGGCGTGGTACATTAAAACCCAACGTGACGAAATAAAACGTATCGACATTCTCCTTAATAAAACCAGAGAGCAATATATGAACAAGGTTGAACACAGAGATGATATCAACAGGCTCTTTGAGCATCTATCCAGATTAGAAAACAAAATAGACACCTTATTAACGTCAAAGTGACATTTGGCATTTTTTAGCAAATTTCTTGAGCATATTACTATATATATGTAAACGTGCGTGCCGTGATAACTCGTGGGGGTGGGGGTAGGTGGGGTAAAAAAAATAACATAATGTAAGTTATGCGCCAAATATTATCCCAATAGTGCTAAGTCATTGATATTAAAGGATTTTTAATTTATCTAGCTTATCTTTTAGCTTTTTCTCCAGTTCATAAATGCTTTCATCCTGTGTTTCCTCTATTACTTTATCGCTAAACATAGCAATCGACCTTCCCAGAAGTGCCAATGAGCTAACTTTTGCTGAGTCTTGATCTGAGTTTTCTACAATCTCCATCAACTTATTCTCAATATAGGTTTTTAAGGTCGCTTCCTTTCGCTCCGATAGAGCTATGTTTTGATCCCTTATTTGATCCACTCTCCACCTAACCTTGACCAATAGCCTCGAACTCAACTCGTTAACACTTTTAGGCTTCATGTTATCCACACTGTAGCCACTGTCTCTATATGCTTGGCTATATGATCTTGAACCCTCAGCAACTAATTGAGCAAATCTCTCCTGCTTTGCTGTTAGATTATTTTCAGGCTTTACCACCATTAATTTTGGCTTATCTGATTTACTGCCATTATTATCCATATTTGCACCTATTTTTATCCAATCACTACATCTAGTATGCACCTATAGCTCACATACTACATATTGATATATACCCTATATCTTGTATTTCAGCAATGGTGGTCGGCACAAGATGTTGATTTTCCCCATTGGCTCTTTTTTTGACCTGTTATACCTGAACACTTTAAACCCTTCTCACTGGCTAAATTTGAGGCTCTCAGAGGGTATTTTGTTGAACATAGTATTAAACCCTATGTTTTATAGGTGTTATAACAATATTGAACATAATGTTAACATTTTGTTGTACATAGTCGTAATAACTGATATACGAACTGTATCGGCACTGCATTTAATTGGTTTGACCGATTCGTTTTTCAGCCCCTGTTCGGCACAAAGTTTTCTCCCTCTCCAAGTAGCGAAGGTGAGCTAGCCACCCTGACACAAGCCTGTCTTAGAGGTGGACGCACAAACACCATAAAACGTGAAGGAGCGAATGCAAAGGTGGAGCGAGGTGAGTTTACACCATGAACTGTTTAGAAGTAGGTACAGGCATATCGGTTTGCCTTAAAAGGTATTCGAAGAAGTGAGCAGTTCAGTTGGCGAACTATAAACGACACTATAACAATAGGGGCGTTCAATACGCCCCTGTTAACTTTGAGATGATGCCTGAATGGTTCAGGTATCTTTTCAGTGTTAACAAAAAGGGAAACAAACACATGGCAAATTCATTTTCAAAACTAGCTGACGTAATTCAAGAAGATTACAAGAAAATAGAGGAGCATTCGGTTGCCTCTTTAAAAGAGGTGCTAACAACTGACATAGAGCATTATGGTTTCGATAATAAAAACATCTCAGATAATGATGTTGATCTACTTCTGAAGTTAGTCGGAAACATTATAAACTCTAAGTGCAAGCAAGTTTATAACAATCAAATATAAACCTGAAAAAAAACAATCACTCAAACGACTAGTAATAAACAAAAGGAAAATTACACCATGAAAAACGTCACTTCACACACAGGAACTTTAACCCTCGTTAAAAGAATGAAGAACTCTTTAAACGGCAACCCTCAATTCTTATTACAGTGCGATGGCTACAGGTTCAGGACTGAGGCAAATAGTATGTGTGCTTATTCAATAAGCAACTACTTCGATAAACTTGTTGAGGTCTATATCGGAACGCACAGAGGTTGCCTGACCTTAGATACAATTAAACTGATAGGAGAATAAACACATGGATAAGATAGTCACTATTAAACAATCAACTTTTGATAAAGCAATCAACGCTCTCAACAAGGAGAAAAAAGAACTTCGAGACTTGTTGGAACTATCAAGAAATAGGAGCAATGAGTTGTATGACTTATTGCAGACTATGAGAGGCAAGTTGGTTGCTCTTGAAAAAGAGAACGCAAGCCTCAAAAACAAATAATTCCTACTGATGATGGAGAGGGTTGCTCCCTCTCCGAAACCCAAGGGTCTAGGATAGCAACATAAAAAAAGGGAAATCAAACACATGCCTATCAATAAAAAATCAAAAGCAAAAGCAAAGTCTAACAGTGAAAAGATCAGTAACTTTTCAAAATTCTTTAACAAGTCAGTCAAGTCATACAAGGAAAAGACTGGCAGACTACCTTGGCAAAGAGGGTGGCATATCACTGATAATACGCCTTGGTTTAACCACGTTAACGCAGTAGGCAATAAGGTGTATGGCTACTTCATGAACCAGATTATCTTAAGTATGTCAGCAGAGGAAAATGGCTTTACCTCCAATAAATGGATCAGTAAAGGCAACATACAAAAGAACAAGGGAACTTGGAAGGGTTCAGCTACTTGGGTGTATGGATGGTTCTACTGGGAAGAGGAGATCAAAGACAAGAACGGTAAGACCCTGAAGGATGACAAAGGCAAGATCAAAAAGAGATCAGGCTTTAACTTCAGAACTTTCCCAGTCTGGAATGTTGACCAGTGCAGTAACCTACCTGAGAAGTTAGCCAGTGAGGAAGTAGAGACTGTTGAGTATACACCTCTTGAAGGTAGGCTAGACATTGCTGAGGAGTACATTGGCAACATAGGTGCTAAGGTTGAGTTCGGTAAGAATGGGGCATACTACAAGCCTTCTATGGACTATATCGGAATGCCTGACTTCGAGCAGTTCAAAACTCCAGAGAACTACTACAGCACATACGTTCATGAGCTTGTACACTGGACTAAAACTAAGGATCGTTGCGACAGAGCCGACAATCACAAGACAAGAAAAGCGTATGCTTTTGAGGAGTTGATTGCAGAGATTGGTGCTGTTCACGTTATGAACAACCTTGGTATCCAAATGGATCAGGACGCATTCGATAATCACTTAGCCTATGTCGATAGTTGGTTAGGTGCATTGGATGACGATACAACTTTCCTAGTTGATGCGTGTATGCAAGCAGAGAAGGCTGTTAAGTTTCTTAACGGCTTTCAAGATAAAGAGGAACTAAAGAAGGTAGCCTAGTGCTACCTTCACAACCTAGAGGGAGACTACATGAAAACTATAAAAATTAAGGAGAACGGCTACGATATTGTAGCTGAGATACATGGTGAGGGCATTGATGCCATTGCTCATGTATGGTGGCAAGATCAATACATTGGTCAGCTAGAGAAAAACCATATTGCCAGAGGCATCACTATTACATGGCAAGCTAAAGGCTCTGGCGTAACCATTGGAAAGCAATCTTTTCTGGATGCTTGCCGTCAACTACATCACCAATTCAGGAAGGAGAAGGTGGCAAACTAATTTCGCACTGATGATGAGGGAGGTTGCTCCTCCCTCGAAACCAATAGGTCTGCGATAGCAATAACAAACAGAAAGGGGATTACATGAAGTTTGTTTTTAACGATGGTGGTAGGTCATCCACTGGACGTAAGGGTACAGCAGGGGATTGTGCTGTACGCTCAATGGCGATAGCTTTAAGGCTATCCTATGAGGATTGCTACAAGGAAGTAGCAACAGCTAATAAGAGCTTTGGCTTTGCCAAGTCTGCTCGTAATGGTGTTATGAAAAATGTCTTCGACTATGTTTTAAAACAGCATGGGTGGATATGGCATTCTGCACCTAAGTTTGTTGGGCGTAAGGCTAGATGCTCTGATATCTCAGGCACTGTCATTGCTAGACAAGCAGGACACTTTGTTGCTGTTATCGATGGCGTTCCTCAAGACATCTTCGATAGCTCAGACAAAATGGTCTATGGCTATTGGGTTAAGTCATAAACTGGCTTAACCATAACTTACAAAGGGGAGGCGTAAGCCTCCCTGAAAGGGAAATCAAATGGAAGATTTAATTAAAATACCTAGCAGGTTTTACTGGGATCACTATGAGAGAGACTTGGAAAGTCCTAAAGTAATTAAGGAAACTAAAAGTCATTTGTGGATTAGAAAAGACGATGAGCATTTGAGTGAGCTTTATTCCGATGCTGATTACTACGCTATACCCTACATCGATACACGACCAGGCGATTACCTATGGGGCATTGTCGTGTCGGCTAGGGCAACAGTTAAGGCACTGGAAAAGGCAGTGCCAAGTTTAAACAAAGAAGGGAAATCAAATGAATAAATTAGAATTTACAGCAAGGTTGTTAATGGTGCTTATGGGTGTTGCCAGTCTAGCGATTGTCTTTGTCATGAAAGACTCAATGGATAGCATACTAATTGAAGGACTGTTCACACTTGATAGATTAAAAGACTCAGTGTGTGTAATCATGGGATTAATATTCTTTGTTAACTCAGGGTTCTTTTTTTTCTTAGCCATTCCAAAAAATAATTAAGAAGGGAAATCAAAATGAAATTTGCAAAAAGATATGACAAAAAAGTCAGAGAAGTATTTGAGAAGTATCAAACCTTCGAGGACAATCTAAGGCAGTGCTTTCACTCTATGTTAAAAGATAAGACCCACACTAAAAAGAAAGTGAAACATTTAGTGGGGATATCAACTAAACTCAGAAAAGATAAACTCACTGCAAAGGAGAGCATTATAAACCATATCAAATCTAAGACTGAGAATGGTGAAGTGGCTGTAGTGTGGAGTGGTGTTGATGCCGATTGCGTCAGTTGGGGCAATCGTGTTGACGTTGTTAGTTCCTCTTATGTCCAGATAGAAAAGATGCTTAACGATACTTACGAGGGATCAGAAGGGAGCATAGACTTCTACTATGAGAAACCTTCTATCGCTGAGAAACTAAATGAGACTAGCAGAGACTTGGCTATGGAGGCTTTTGAAAATGGTCATCCTCACGTTGTCTATCATAAGTAGAAAGGGAAATATTATGAAAACTAATTGCGATAGATGCGACACTGAAGTTAACGATCCTCACGTTGATGGTGACGAGGCTATTAGTGTCAGTATGTACTTTGAGTTAGGTGACTACAGTGAAGTCGATAACTACACCAGAGAGGAGGCACAGGATATCCTCAAGTCTCTGGAGGTTGTTTGTCATGATTGTTGCCAAGACCTGAATGTGTTTCAGCATTTTGGTTATGAATTTTTTGCTAATTAAGAAAGGGAAATCAATGAATGAATTAGTTATTAGAAAGAGGGAAGTTTATGGCAATGTCTTGAACTACCCAGTGTGCGATAAGGCAAAGTCACTTGCCACTATCATAGGTAAGAAAACTATTAATGACGATATCTTAAATAAGTTCTCGTTAGACTTTGGTTATCAGATTAAAATTCAATCAACATGGAGGGATGTACAATGAGGCATAATTGTTTAGATAATCTTGAATGGTTTGAAGAGGAGGTTCCAGATAGTGACAACGATATGTATCTCCACTCTGGATATGTCTGTGATGTTTGTGGGGAATACCCTGACAATCAGGACATTGAAAATTACTTCAAGAATAAAGAGGCAAGGAAAAAACTTGGCGATCTTTACGACTTCGTAAGCAAGAGTTTTCCTGACACTGCCTCAGCTATATCAGTTGCTGAAGACACTCTAATGAAAGAGATATATCAGGGTGTTGCTAAGTATCAGAGAGGTTAGCCTGTGAGTAAGCAGTTAGAGTTTATATTTCCTGAAGAGTTTGATACTCTTGGACTGGATCAAGAAAACTACCTGCTATACTTATGGCTATTACTCGATGAACCAGAAACCACTGAAAACCAAAGTGATCAACCAGAAACCTGATAACAGGTTGAAAGTGGTTTACAATCAAAAGCTACATAGAGAGTGGCTTATAAAACAAATCAATAAAGAACTAAAAGAAAAGGAAAATCAAAATGGTAAAAGTTGATATCAATAGAAGTGATTTAGATCACGCACTATCGACCATGCAAGACCTGAGAAGAATAGCCGAAGGTGTTCAGGTTAAAATCTATGGCGATATGGCAAACGTAAAACTTAAGCACCTACCTAGCTGTATCGATGAGGAGTTCACTATAACGAACAAGAGAGGTACTCCCAGTGTAGGCAACTGCATAGATAACGTAATTAACTTTCTGGAGGGATTAGAGTAATGGAAAAAGTAGTTTTAAATAAAGTCATCGATTGGCTTAAGGGCGAGGTTAGTTTAGGTATGGACTTGAAACTAACAGAGACTTTTAAAGAAATACATAATGATGGTGCAATCGATGGCAGAATAGAGTGTGCTGAAGGTCTACTTGAGATGATTGACAAGTGGAAGGATGAGGAAAAGAACAAGCCTCCTAAGACTATGACTATGGCTGATCTCAATAAGGATATGAGAGAGAACCCTGAGAAGTATCACTCCAAAGAATTAATGAATGAACTGAAGAAATTAGGCTTACCAATAAGGAGGGATAAGTAATGGCTAAGAAAAAAGATTTCACTGCCGAAACATTCTTTTGGCTCTGGCACAATAAGTGTCCTCTAAATGAATGGTCAGTTAAAACTGAGGACGTAAGAGATGATGGCAAAAGAGTTGTCAAAGTTGAATACGTTATTCCCAATACCAAGGACTATGTCAAAGACATAAAGAAACAAGTCGATGACAAACTGGAGGCTATCATGAAGGGAGGTCATTTCTCCGATGATGGCTGAGGCTCTTATGTGTCTTGCTCTTAACGTCTACTTTGAGGCTAGGAGCGAAAACATGGCATCACAAATGGCTGTATCGCTAGTGGTGATGAATAGAGTTGAAGACCAGAGATTTCCCAATACAGTTTGTGGAGTCGTCAAGCAAGGACTTAGATATAAGAACGACAAAGTTGTGTTGGGGAAATGCCAGTTCAGTTGGTACTGTGATGGCAAGCCTGATAGACCTAAAAATAAACAGGCATGGTTGAAGGCAAAGCAAGTAGCGTCAATAGTGTTGGATGGTAGCATGGTTGATTTCACTGAGGGATCAACGCACTACCATGCACATTATGTCTATCCCTCGTGGCGTAAAACAATAACAAAAGTGACTAGGATAGACAGTCACATATTTTATCGATGGGAGCAGTAATATGTATAATGAGTGGATAGATTTTGGGTTTACCCTTTGGATTGTAATAATGTTTCTAGTGGGTATGCCTATGCTACTGGAATGGCTATGGCTATTCTATAAAACAATAATAATGAAGGAGAATAAAATGAATGAAGAATATTTAGCTGAAACTAAAAGTTATAAACTTTACAAGGTTACGAATAACAACGAAGTTTATTACAGAGTTTATTCTAAAATAAATGGTAGACTTGTTAATACCTTTAACGATTTAAAAATAGATCATGAAGGTAATTATTTACTTTGGTCACTGAACCCTGATGGGAATTATTTCTATGAAGAGGTGAGGTCATGAACGAACTACAGGAAAGGATTGATGATCTCAATGTCTTGATAAAACAAATCAATGACAAGGAGAGAGATTATCTTGATAGATGGAGTGACGTAGATAAGTCAGCGACTATCATTCAAAGCCTTATATCAATGATCAAGCTAGACGTACTGGAGCTAGTTGTGAAGTATAAGTTTGATATGAAGAACCTAGACTTAGCTATGGAGGAGCATCACTTATCATCAAATACTAAATATTTATTTGACCCAGATATAACCAATGAAGGAGAAAACAATGAAAGTAGATAACAGCATGGAACACATAAAGTTTCTACTGGATAACATGGATTTTGATGAAACATACATGAATGATCCAAGAAATTATGTTAAAGCCTTTGAAAAGATAGTTCTTGGTCTTAAACCAATAGTTAAGAGCAAGGATATCGAACCACAGGAATTTGTTGTAGCTCTGACATTGTACTCTATTGAGATGATGTTTATGTATGCACCAAAAAAGAATGTGGCTCTCTACACCCTACTGGATATGATCAAAGCCAAGTTGGATATGATCCGTTTTGAGGAAGGGCAAGAGAAAGACGTTGATGGTGAGGCGTAAAGATGTTAACTCTGGGAACAATCAAATCATGTTTTTTCATTGTTTGATTTTCCTTCAACTGGAGGTGGGGAAACCTGCCTCCTTTTTTTTAAGGAACAA